GGGGTGAAAACGTCGCACAGTCCGATGATCGAGGACGACGGCAGCGCGATGGTGCGCGCCCCGGTGTCAACGGTCGTCATGGTGATGCCGTGAAAAAAGCTCATAAAGCAAACTCCAGAAAACAGAAAACCCGCACTGGGCGGGCTATTGGATTGGTCGGTGTAGAGGGTCTATCTGAGCGATTAACGCTTGCAGGCGTCAGCTGGCCTCACTGTTTCGTTTGAATTGCAGGTAGCGCTCGTCGGTATCCTGGAGCTGCGCTTGGTTCGGGTAGTCGGTTTCATCCTGAGCGCAGGAGAACACCGCAACGACTGTTTCACCGTCATCGGAAAGCTGTGCGTAGACCATTGATCACCTCAGAACCTGTAACCCGAAATATTGACTGCACCCTCTTTGAAGGTGCCTGACAGAACACCAGCCAGCCAGAAAATGGTTTGAGCGGTAATTACCTTGAGGTTCGAGAACGAGCCGGTACAGATGTTTTGGACCGTTTCGGACATGCTATTGCCAGCGACCTGCTGGAAACCGATTCCAGACGCAGCCGAGGCAATCGATATCTGGGCGTTTGAGGTATTGAGGCCAGCGACGGACAGCCAACCCGTCACGGCCTTAGCCGCCAAGGGAATCACGGATGCAACACTCAGCGACTTGAATGCCGTGATTTGAGCGGTGGTCACTGCCACCTTTTCATAGGTAAAAATCACCTCTCTTCCCTCCATGAATCCGACCTGAAACAGAGAGTTTTTGATTCTCCACACGCTGACCAACGCCGACGCCGTGAACCCTGCGGGCATATTTGCTCCGGTGTACACCTCTCCCATCGCCGACGAGGTGGCGTCAGTAGCCAACAGTGCTGACACTCCGGTGATGGGGTTATAGATTGCGTAGATCGCGACGAAACCATTCGCCGGTACGGCGCCCGTATCCATGCCTCCGCTACCGACGGAGGTCAGGTTGATCGTCTTATTAAAAGAACTCAGCCGATACCCCATGCCACCCACACCTGCCTCAACGATAAGCTCATCGGCAGTGATGACAGCAGAAGCCGACGCACTGGCCACGCTCATGATCACGTTGCGGGCACTGCCTACGATGGTGGTAGGGACAAGACCGGGATCATCGACAGAGACCACTTCACGCCAGTTGGTCCAGACGCCGCTGGCCTGCGTCCGCCAATACCTGCGACTGCCTCCCCCCAACTGCGTCAACGTTTGCAAACAACCACCATTGTTCCAAGGCACAACCTCGACCGAACAACTCGTGGCACCCGGTTGATTGGCGGTCGCCGGGTTGGTGCGGTAGAGGCCGCCCAATACGGCCGTGTTCAGATCCGACACCAACGAACTGTTGACTGTGCCGAGGCCCACCCCGGCGAGGGTTGCCTGAACAAAGGCTGTATTTGCAAGGGACAGATCGTTATCACCCAGCGCAGCCGTCGGGGCTTTGGGATCGCCCGTGAACACAGGACTGTCGAGCCCACCCACCTCGCGCCAAACCGTCCAGCCGCCTGCAGCCTGAGTGCGCCAGAACAGGCGAGCGCCCCCACCGCTACCCGCCAGTGCCGAAAATAGCTGGAACGCCCCGCCGTCGTTGTATCGCATGTTCAACAGTGTCGCGTTCGCCGCCAGAGGTATATTGGCCGCGTCGGCATTCATCCGAAACATACCTGCCAAGGCGACACTGTTCGCGTCTCCGACCGTAGTCGCGCTGTCAGTACCGAGGCCGAACAGCCCTATACACAGACGGGTAAAACCGGTTGTCGCAACCGACGTATCGTTGTCGCCCGCCGATACAGTTGGAGCCCTTGGGTCCCCGGTGAAAACCGGTGACGCCAAGGGAGCCTTGAGCGCGAGAGCATTGGCCGTACTGGCCGCAAAATTGGGATCATTCCCCATAGCCGCTGCCAGCTCGTTCAGCGCATCCATCGCCCCCGGCGCACCACCCACCAGCGCCGCGATTTTCGCTACAACAAACGCGGTCGTTGCAATCTGTTCGCTGTTCGTTGAGGCAGCTGGCGTCGGGGCTTTGGGCGTTCCGGTAAAAGTCGGAGAATCGACGTTCGCTTTACGCAACAGAGCCGAATCCATCTGCCCGACCGTATAGACATCAGTCAGGCCATAACCGGCAACCGTGGTCGGACTGGTCCCGCCGAGAATCCGTCCATACTTGTCGACGGTGACACTGCGATACGTGCCCGGCTCGACGCCTGTGCGGCCCCAGGCCATCTCAAAACTCAGGGCCGTGACACCCAACGAGATAGGCCCGTCCGTGACCAACTGCCAACCACTATCACCGTTGACAGTCCCTTGCTCAACCTGCACCAGCAAACCCGGCGTGACGCGTAGGTCGGTATCCGCATCAGCCGCCCGAGCCCAGGCACTGGCAGCCGTTACATAAATGCCGTTCTCACGCGCAGCCGTCTGCTTGGTGACCAGCACACGACGGCCCGCTGGCACCGTCACCCCGTCAATAGTCTGCAGGCCGCTGAGCGCAATGTTAGCGGTGGTGGCCACGAGAACCGAATGCTTGAAGTCTTGCCGCGCCAGCTCGCTAAGCACGAACTCTTGAGTCGCCAGCACCACGCTAGGGTCAATTTTCAACTCGACGCTGGCCGAGTTGCTGACGATCAGATTCATGCGGACCACTTGGGTCCGGCCGGAGCCTTGAGCCAGCAGTGGCTTGAATGATGGCGCGCAATTGGCGACTGCCACAAGATCATTGTCCGCATCGTATAGGCCAATTTCGCGAATCCATTTGCCACCGACTTCGGCCGGTATAACCTGTTCGGCGATAATGATGGCCGGATTGGTCGGGTCCTGCTTGAGCTGATTCAGCGGAGCTCGACGCCATTCGTTGATCAGCGCTTTCTGCTTGGCGTCCGGCTGCGGGTCTGCGCCGTTGGCATCCCCTACGCCCATCTGGGTAATCTTCCAGCCAATGCCCAGGGCATCCGCATTGGCCTGTTTGGCGACGCCGATATTGGTCAGGATGGCGTAAAACTGCGAGTTTTGATCGATCATGAATACACATCCAGGGTGTCGATAGTTGTTTCACGTCCGCCACGACCGATCACACCCGAGACGACAATGTCTCGCTGTTGCGGTGGGTAAACGTCGATGATGTCGCCTTCTTGCACAGAGGCGCTCAGGTAGGTGCTGCCGGTGGTTTCCAGACTGATGGCAAGGCCGATCAAGTGGCGGGAAACAGGCTTCGCGTCATCGATCAGCGCCGTCAGCTCTTCGTACATCTGTTCCGTAATGCCGGTGTCCAACACGCCTACTTTCAGCTGGAACGTGCCGGGCTCGCCCAGCGGGTTGAGCTGCCACCATTCCACGATGTCGATCAGATAACCCAAAGGCTCGACCACCCGACGCAACGCGCCGATGGTGCCCTTATGCGCATGGACATAGAACGAGGCCTTGACGGCATTACGCTTGACCGGCTCCGACCACTTCTCATCCCAACGGTCGACGGACCATGACGAGGCCAGGTGCGGCAGCAACTCCACCGGACAGGTGTCCGGGTTATAGAGCGTACGCAATGGCATGGGTGTGGTATCGACTATCGCAGCCTCAATGGCACGCTCAAGCTGTGTACTGCTGTTGGGCAATAGACTCTTCATGTCAGTCACCCTTGGTTAGCGTGAAGCCCTTGCAATAGGCGGCCTGTGACTTGCTGGGAAGAATGTCGACCCAGTCGCCCAGGTCCACGCGACGAACGCCTGCAATATGCAGCTGGGCGTCGATAGCCGAGCGAGCCACTTCAACACCCAAACGACGCCGAGGGTTGACCCAGGCCTTCAAGCGCGCTTCGCACTGCGCCAGAATGGTCTCGTTCTCCGAGCCAGTACCCACCATGTGCACCACCGCGTTGATGGTGTAAGGCAGGATTTCAGCGCTCTGCACTATCAACCGATCACCCAGCGGACGAATGTTCTCGTCGCTCAGGTAGTCGCGTACCTCGTCAAGCAATGACTGGGGCGCAATGCCGGTTTCACTCAAAGCCAGCACCGTAACGACCACCGTAGAGGGAGACGGGCTTTCAGCCGTGGCATCAGCGACCAGACCCGACGAGCTCCGGGCGTGCAGGATGTAGCTGTTACGCGGACCTGCAGTAGTCAGCCCCTCATAGACCAGCTGGATACGCTCGCGCAGCGCGTCGTCCTCTTCCTTCACCTCAGCCGTTGGGGGAAAGGTCGTCAGGTCTTCCGCCTGGATCACCAGGCGTTTAAGGTTGACGTTGAACGCCAGCTGATCCAGGTCAGATTTACGAGCGTAAGCCAGCAGCAAGGCCTTGCACCCATCGTTGACACGGGCGCGATTGCCGAGCTTGTTGTAAGCACCCAGTTCAATCAGTTTCGTGACGGGATCGCTCTCAAGCGTGGCATTCCAGTTGTTGCCCATCCAGTCCCGGAAAATGCCCAGTGCTTCCTCATAGGTGGTTTCAACGTCCAACGGTTCCAGCACTTGCGGCGCAGGCAGCGCCGACAGATCCACCGCACTCATGCTGTGACCTCCAACGTGAAGCTATCGCCCTGATACGTACCTTTCAAAGCGAACGTGACTTGTCCATCAATCACCGATATAGCGCGCACTGACTCGAGCCTCACCCGCGGTTCCCATCGCCCGATGGCTCGGCTGACCTCGGCTTGCACCGCGCTGCGCCAACCGGCCGTGACCGGCAAATCAACGAACCGGGCCAGCTTGCTGCCGTACTCGGGACGGATTCTGCGACTGCCCTCTGGCGTGGTCAGAATGTCCGCAATGGACTGGCGCAGGTGATCGAGGCCCGACAAGGGCAAGCCCGTCTCGCGGTCCATTCCGATCATCGTGATTACTCCAGAGGCTCAAACTCTTCATGCGCTTTCAGGTAGGCCAGCGCGTCGGCATCGGAGGAATCCACCGAGGCAACGCCCTGTGCTACGTCGACCAGGCTGCCGTTGGGCAGCACCAACGTTCGGGAAGTGAATACCGTGTCCCGGAAACCGATCTGTGCAGGTTCCGGTGCTGGCGACGAGGTACGCGGAGCGACGGTGATAACGAGATCCGTAGACGCGGGCTCCGTTTTGGTTTTGCTCATACTTTTCTCCAGACGTAAAAAACCCGCATAGCGCGGGGATCGTCAAACGATGGGATCAATGCTTGTGGTGATTGCTGTTGCCCAGGGTGTCGAGGATCGTACCCATACCTGTTACGTTGCCGGTGACCAGCAGCGCCCCGTCTATTTTCACGTTGCCCGTGAGGTTGATCGAGGGCGATTGAACGGTCGCGGAATCATCCGTCACGACCACCGTTGAAGCGCCCACCTTCACGGTGACGGTGCCGGTCGGTAGGTTGACGGTGTAGCTCTTGGCCTGCCAGTCGTAAACCAATGAACCGCCATCGTCGAAACGCCAGACTTCGACGTGGTCTCGGTTATCGGGCGGCGCGCCTGCATTGCCATAGAGTCCGGGAATAAATGTGCCTTGTGCAGGATCGCCGCTTGGACTCAGTACCGCTCCCTGCTCGCCAAGCGTTGGTGCGCGCCAGTGCCTGGCTTTTCCGGCAGCCAGGCTATGCCAACGAATCCACGCGCTGACCCAATCGCCATCTGAAACACGGCACATCGGCGGGGAGGATGTCAGATCAACCGCCACCACATAGACGTTCATGATCAGACCCGCAATCATTCGGTCATGCGCTGCGCTCGCGTAGCTCATTCAGCTCCTCCGCAGATCGGTAGAACTCTTCATTGCCTGGCCCGATGTCAGGGCTGAAACCCCAGACCAAGCTGCCAGGCGGCTGATCGGGCCACGGCCACTCCTCGTCGCCCAGATAGATCACCTGCGTCCACTCGATCAGCCAGACCGCGTACCCATCCAGTTCCGGCCGGGACCAGTCCTGAGCGGCCCGGACAAACTCAGCTTCGTTGACAGGTAGGCCCCACGTCTGTCCACGCAACAACACCGCCAGTTGCGTCGCGGCAAAAGCCGCTTGCTTCTGGCACTCCTCACGCTCTGAACCGACAATGACACGTGCTTCGAGCCGTGCGATGAATGCGGACTCGCCGGTGCCTTGATCAATACCGGGCTCAAACTCCGATACTTCCAACAGCACTGCTGGCACGGCAATTTGTTGCAGCATGTCGGGCATGGTACCGACATACTCCAGCCCGCCAATTGCGTCGCGTATATGGTGCTCAATCGCTGCATAGAGCTGATCAAGGCTGAAAGCTTCATCAGACACGGGCTGTTCCTCTCAGATACTTCTGCAGTTCGAAGTTGAATTCCTGCTTGAGGATCTCAATCAAACGCGCGTCGGCACGTTTGACCCACTCATCAAAATGCGGCCGCGCCCCTTCGAGCGAGACCTTGGCCTTGGCGAGTGGGAAGCGACTGCCATTCTCTTCAATGAAACCCGAACGGCGTTTCCCCTGACGAGTTTGCTCATAATCGCTTGCATCAAAATGCTTGCTCGCCGTGCGGATCCATATGTCGGGACTACCGCCATACACCGTCTTCAAAAAAGCACCTTGATACCGGCGACCCGCGACCGATACACCGGTACGGCTCTGCCGAGCACGTCCAATTCGGCTGGCCGACATCGCGTCTAAACCCAGCCAGAGTTTTCCGCGCATCGCGCCAGCAGTGACCGGGTAAGCACGCAGACGCTGACGCACTGCGGTCACAGCGATCCGCTCTTGTCGGCCGACAGCCCTGGCGATATGCGTGCGCAACCACCTGAGCGTTTTGTTAATCGCACGCCGTTGCGCGGCCGCAGCAGCCTTTGGCACCGCTGCTGAGAAGTTCTTGAAGGCCTGCAAATCGGCCGTCGCTGGCTGCAGGGTAATCATGCCGTCACGGGCAGATTGCTTGTAGAAGCTGCCGACACTCATGGGTTAAACCTCAAGACCAGCGTGATCAGACCATCGCCACCGGGCTCCATACGCACCAAGGTGTACAGCCCACCGCCGTCTGGTTTGGGCAGATCCACCCGCACCTGCTGTCTCTCATGTACGCCATCAGAATCTGCGACACGAATGACCAGGTGTGGCTCGCGCAGTCCCGTATTGATGCGACCCAACTTGGGTTGCAGCCAGGGTGCCGAGAACATGCCCGACACCTCGCGCCCCTCAATAAATGCCGTGTCGCTTAGCAGATCGAACACGGCGTCATCAAGGGTTTCGATCAGCTCTCGAAACGCCATGGCTACAGCGTCAGGCGGATCTGCGCCCGAGGTCGGGTGCACAGGTGCAGCGGGTTGGACTGGGCTTCACCAGCTACGCCTTTGCCGAACGGCAGCGTCTCCAGCTTGCTGTAGTAAGGGATGCCCTGCGTGTTGACGGTCTCCATGTAATCGGCCGGAGCGAAGGCCGAAATGTACAGGTCCGGCACACCCTCGGGCACCAGCAGCGCCTCGTCGTCATTCACGAAGGCGATACCGGCGACCTTGCCACGGTAGCGCTCCCAAACGATCCCACCGAACTCGAAACTTTCGCGGGCATCACCACGCAGCTCCGACGCCTGCGCTGAGTTGAGGTAGGTCTCTTTGACCGACTTGTGAACGATCAGCTTGTTCCAGAAGTTCTTGCCGCAGAACGCTCGCGAGCCGGTGCTGGTTACGCTACCGAGTGCGTCCTCTTGCATGTCCAGCGCTTCGCCCGCTTTGACGCGCAACTCGGTACCTGCGTCGTTCAGCCCCATAGACAGGCTCTGACGCTTCACGCCAAAGGCTGCGTATATGTCCAAAAGCACGGTTTTGCCGTCAGCATCCAGCACCTGGCCATTGAGCGCACCCATGCGCTGAAACTCGTGGGTGGCGTCGAGCTGGCGGCGGGCACGGGCCAGCCGGGTGTTGATCACGTCCTGAACGGCCTGCAGTTCAGTGCGGGAACCGAATGCGCGAATGCCTTGAATCTCATCCGCCCGGATCGTGAAGCGCTCAGGCAGGTGGACGGTGTTGAACGGAATCATGTGACGCTTGGTGCTGGTGACGACAAGACCAGAGCTACCACGCTCACCGGCCGGGACCAGCGCCAGGGTGTCGCCGTCCTTTTCGATCTGCACAGTCAGGGTCGCGATGCCCTCTTCCTGAAACAGGCCGAGACCGCTGATGCGCCCCGGCAGGTAAGGTTGCTCGTTGATGGCAGCGGTAAGCGTAGCGACGCTGAATGCTTCGTCGTCGAAAATGGCGATATCGGCCATGGGGGTATTCTCCAGAAAAACGAAACCCCGCAAATGGCGGGGTCGGATAAACGAAAATGAATCGGGGCTTGTGGCCGATAGATCGATCAGCGAAGGATGATGAACTGCTTGGCCAGCGCCTTCTCAGCGTCCAGATCCAGACCGGTCAGCAGCGTTTCAGCAACTTCGGCCAGCCGCACGACGGCGCGACCGCGACGAACGATGTCGGACTCAGGAAGCGGTGCGAAAAGGATCGCCGTGGCGATCTCGCTGCCGTCTTCGGCGGTCGGATCATAAGGGGCGAACTCACCCGATGCGGTGACCAATCCGAGCAGTTGGCCCGCATTCAGGGCCTCACTGGCTGCCACGTTGATCGACTCTCGCGAGATGTTTCCGGCACCTTCGGAGAGAAGGAATTCACCGGCATGGATAGGCTCCATTTTGATGGTCATGGACGTGCTCCTGTAGAGGTCGGTTTCTTGCCACCCTGCGCCGCCCTGCGGGCCGCGTAGATGTCGTGGTGATCGGGTTGCTTGGCCTGAACCTTGGCCGGTGGATCGTCCTGCAGCGGCAGGCTGTTATCGATTTCAAAGCCCTTGCCGCTGCTGACCAGCTTCTCAAACAGACGCGCCTGAACGGCCTGCTTGTCCAGACCTGCGCTGACGAATTCGGCGGCCAGCTCCGGCAGGCGAGCCGCCACACACAGGTCGCGTACCCCCTTGGCCTGGATGATCGCCGCCTGCACCGTTGCTTGGTCGGCAAGCTTGGTGGACGCAATCAATGGCTCGATCAGGTTGTTGATGCCCGCCGCGCCGCAGGCTTTCGTAATCATCAGCGCCAAGGCGGATGCATCAGCCGGTTCAGGATCAGTTGGCGGGTCAGTTGGTTCTGGTTCTGGTTCTGGCTCAACAGCGTTGAGCTGATCCAGCAAGGCCTTTGGCGTCTGGCGGAAACGCTGTATGGCAGCACCCTGCCCCAGGCAGGCTTTGACCTCTACTCCCGCCCCGATCTCGTCGGCCAGGCCAAGCGCCAGTGCTTCCGGCGCGGTGAGCCAGGTTTCAGCGTTGACCATGCGCCGCAGCTCGACCTCGTCGATGTCCGGCGACTTGGCCTTGTACGCCGCGATGATGGCTTCCAGCGTCTGGTCCAGCACATCGGCGACCTTTCGCAGGTCCTCGGCATCACCGGCTGTGTAGGTCCATGGGTTGTGGATCATCAACATGGCGTTGGACGCCATGACCATGCGGTGTGCGCCACATGCGGCAACACTCCCCGCACTGGCCGCCAATGCATCGATCCGCGCCGTGCAGCGCTCACCCAGCCGGTTCAGCGCATTGTGAATTGCCAGACCGTCGAACAGGTCGCCACCGATAGTATTGAACGCCGCCACGATGGGCGACACGCCGTCATCAATGGCTTTCAGGTCCTGAATGAACTGGTTGGCCGTGATACCCCAGCCGCCGATCTCACCGTAGATGTAGATCTCGATGGTGGTCTGCTCGGCCTGGGTTTCAGCCTTGATGCGGTACCAGTTCTGATCTTCGACCGCCAAGGCAACCGGGGCCTTATTGAAAATGCGAAACGGCAACAGCGGTTTCATGGGTTCTCCTTCTCGTCGGGGTCCTCATCGAACGCCGACAAGGTGCTGTAGTTGAGGCCCAATCCACGGGCACGAGCCGCATCGGCGGCGTTTTCTTCGTCCACGATCTCGGCATCGGTGCCGGTGCGCAGGCACATCTCGCTGCGCGAGGCCAGGCCCGCGTTGATTTCCATCGTTCTCGATTGCACGTCCTGCACCGGGTGGATGTAAGACCAGCCTTGCGGTACCCAGCGGGTGCGCAGGTATTCACGGCGGCGTGCCGCGTAGTCGTCCAGTTGCAAAGCACCCGACAACACCGCCATATCCATCCATGCTGCCCGGACGGGACGACACAGTTGGTGGACATACACACTGAACTGCAGCTGCTCCAGACGCCGCCGAAACTCGTTGAGCACCACCCGGATGGTGCGGTCGTTGACGCCACGCATGTCGCCGGTCATCAACTCATAGGGCAGCCCCGCACCAGCGGCTGCCGCCATCAGTTGCTGCCGCATAAAATCGGGGTAGTTGTTGCCACCATCGGGCGGTGTCGAGAACTCGACCTCCTCCCCCGGCAGCAACTCCTGCATGGTGCCTGGCTCCAGCGCGACCATCGGCGTGAAGCCATCGCCTCCGACCTTGATGGGCGCGCCCGTCAACGGGTCGAGCATGGGCGGACCGTCAGCAGACGGCTTGCGGATGAAGCCCGCGAACAGGTTGGCCACCTCCTGACGGAACAGGACGGCATCGTCGAAGTTGTCCAGGCTGCGTAGCCGCTTGAGCACGGGTGCCAGTCGAGGAACACCGCGAAGCTGGCCGGGCTCCACCGGCTCAAAGATGTGCAGCATCTGGCTGGCCGGGATACGCACCAGCATGTTGTAACCGGCGTTGATAGAGGTCATGTCACTCGGGTGTGAGCGATAACACCAGTAGGCCACCCGCTTGCCGAATCCGTTGAATTCGATCCCGGCGCGGATGATGTTGCCGGTGCTGGTCACCTCAAACTTGTCATGCGGAACGAACTCGGGAGCCAGGCATTGCAACTGAAAAGGAACTGCCAGTCCGTCGTCCATGCGTCTCGGCCGCAACCGGACAAAGCATTCGCCCGACTGCTCAACCGTCCGGGCGATCAAAGCTTGCTGACCGTAGAAGTCCGTCAGTTGATCGGCATCGGACTCATCCACCCAGTCTTCCCACGTCTCCTGAAAGATACGGCGCAATTCCTTGTCCGCGATCCTCGGCTGCGGGGTGATACCGGTGCCGATCAGGTTGCTGACCCTGCGATCAATCGCGTTGGCCGCATAAGGGTCATTGCGCACGGCCGCTCGGGAGCGGGATCGCAAGTTGCGCAGCGCAGGCATGATCAGACTGTTGACGCCTGTATCAGGTGCGTCCCACGTGGCAGATCGGCGACCGTCGGCAGCGCCTTCATAGCTGGCTTTGATGCGCTCCGGCACCAGAAAGCCTGAGCGTGACAGCGTAGGGTAACGAGTGCTCACAGGCCTTTGCCCCCGTGGTATAGGCGGACAACCCGCGAGCGTGGACCGGCAGCATTGGTCAGGCTGGTGCGAATCAGATCGCGAGCCTGGATCAGCTCATCAACCGAGCGGTATTCGACCGTCCGATCTGCGTAACGCACGATCTTTTCGCCACGCCCTATCGCTGCCTCGACGGCATCAAGGTGCTTCTGGGTGTAAGCCATATCAACGTCTCTTCAGATAGCCGCTGGTGGAAGCACGGCGTTGCGTGGGTTGCTGGTGTTGCGGAGTCGGACGATCTGGCGCTTGAACCGCAGCGGCCACAGGCTGGGGTCGAGGTTCCGGCCTCGGCTCGGGTTTTGGCTCGACACTCACACGCTCGGCCACAGGAGCCTTTGCATGACCGGTGTCGTCGAACAGACCGGCTTGAGCCAAGGCATTTTTGAGCCTGGCCCAGTCGTGTTCCCCGTAGCGATGCAGCCCCAGGTAATGCGCCATCGCGAGGCTGTACACCAGCAGGTCCAACGCTTCGTTGCGTTCAGCCTTGCCCTTCACCCACTCGATGCGCTTGAAGCCTTTGACGTAGCGAGTAACCTTGCGCTCGGCCACGCATTGGGCGAAGAAGTCATCGGGTAAATCCCTTGGAAAGTGCAGCGCTCCCGGCCCGCTTTCCAAGTGGTAGCGGTTGTAGATCCAGTCTTTTGCCGTGTCGGTACCGACCATCCACAGCTCTGCACCGTTGCGCTCGGTCTGGCCTTTCCAAGTCACGTCCACCAGTGAAGGCCGTTGAGCGATAACTGGCTTACCGGGTTTGCTTGCGCCTTTGATGGCGAAGACATTGCGCCAGCGTCGAACGCGACAGAACTGATAGACCTCATGAGTATGATGTCCACCCGAATCGACCGCGGTTGCCAGGATTGCCAGGCTCACACCACACGGATGGCGGTAACGCTCTTTGAGCTTTTCATCCAGCACCTGCCAGGTGCGATCATCAGCCGGATCGCCCATGATCACTTGAAAGTCGACGATCCAGCGCTCCATACCTTCGCCGATGCCCACGACCATCATTTCAAGACGATTAGCCTGCACGTCGACTGATGACACGAGCGACAACACACCAGCAGGCATGGTGCCCAGCACGTAGTTTTCCAGCAGCGCTCGGGCTTGCAGGACATCGGCTTTGGTTTGCTCTTGTGCGCTGTCCCAGACCTTGGCGAGACGAGTGTTGTAAAACACCTGCATCGGTTCAAGGTCACCCCGATCCTGAGCTTTCTTGGCCTTCTCATATTGCTTTGCCAGTGATGACCAGTCCTGCCACCCAAGCGGGGCGTACAAAGCGTTGAGGTGGAAACCCACCGTCTCACCATCGCCTTGGGCATGTGAGCGCCATTCGCCACGGGCGAGCATGTCACCCTTGTGAAACTCCTCGATCAGGACGTCGCAGTCCGGACCAGCGCACTGGTAATGCACGGTGGTGAAGTCCGGCGAGTACAGTAGGCGCTCCCACTCCAGCGTCTGCATATGCCCACACGTTGGGCATGGCACGTAGTAGTAACGCTGGTCGCTGATCGAGAACAGGTCATCAATCCGCGATGCACCCTTGATGGTCGGAGAGCTGGAGAAGTAAAACTTGGCGTTGCGCCCGAAGGTACTGCCCCGCGTTTCAGCCAGCTCTATCGGGTCACCCTCATCATCAACGTCCACGTCCCAGCGATCTACTTCATCGCCGTAGACAAATCGCGCCGACAGTTCGGCAAGGTTGGCCGCAGAACCGGCTGTTGTGGCGAAAAGCGCTCCACCTTCGAACTCTTTAGTATCCATCGTGTTGCGGGCATCCCGCGAACGCGGCGAAGCCACACGTTCGCGCAGAACCGGCGTTGCATTGATGGTCTTGCTAATCCGCGCGGACACCCTTTTGGCCAAGCCAAGGCTGGGCAACAACGTGAGGATGTTCGACGGTGACATGTGGATCAACGCCCCGATCCAGTTGAGTGCTATCTGCGTCTTCATCAACTGCGAGGCCACCATGGTGACCACCCGCTTACAAGGATGACCAGGCGACAAACAACGCATCGGTTCTCGGGCGTAAGGGGTACGCGCCGTGCGGTATTTACCCGGTTCGGCAGCACCTGTATCTCGCGGAATACGCATGTGCTCGTCGGCCCACTCATCTACCCACAGTGCCGGGTCAGGCTTGAGTCCGCGCATATACGCGTCATGGTGAACTTTCACACCATCGGCGTATGGAAAATGCATATGAGCGCTCTATGAGTGAATAGCGTTGTCAAAGTCCGCAGCTGTCATCGACGCCGCGTCATCAAGAACACGCCGTAACGAAGCAACTAGGTATTTTTCAATCTCCCAAGGGTCTGACATTCCAGACAGTTCGGGAGCAAGCTGGGTGGGCAAGGACAAAATTAGATCACGGAGCATACGACCGGCTGCAAAAGCAGCAGCGTCTACTACCGCTACTTCAACGAGAGACTTGTTCGTTTCAAGAAGAGTGGTTTCAGCGAGCCTCGCTTGGGCCAATGCCAAACGTGCTTTTGATTGCTGATAGCCAACAACCATTGACGGCGACTCTGCCGAAGTAACCGGTTCGATAACATGCGAATTAGGACTGGGTTGAGCAGACGTACTCGCTGGCCGTCTTGAAGGGTCGCTGGTAATACCCAAAAACTGTTCGGTGGCATCGACATCAACCAACCCGTCAGCGGTCTCGACCAGTCTCCCGTTTTGAGCAAGCTTGCCCACGTACTGTCGAGACCAACCTTTGCTTTTTGCATAAGCAGTACGTGAGAGAAACGTCATGTAAACCTCTGTCAACTAAAGCGCTGTCAACTGTCAACCACTGTCAACCAACATGGGAAAACTGTCCGCTAACAGACTTCCGCGAGTCCGCAGCCCCGTATACCCCGAATACCCCCAGGGTCCCCCCTCTCTCGGGGCGCACCAAAACAGGTCATTCGGCCCGAAATGCCGAAATCACGAGCCAGGGCGCGGGTAGCCGTGGGTAGGTCTACGACCTACTTGCTCTGGCTGCGCAGGATCTGCGCGTCGACCTGATCGGCGCAGGTGTCGAGCAGCTTGATGGCCTGATCCTTCAGCTCCCAGACGTCGCCGTTCGAACGAAGGTCAGCCTCATCGGCATTGATGCGTTCGCAAGGAATCAGCTCAGGGGGTTCGATTCGAACCGCTGACGTTTTTGTGACCAACACTGGCTTTGCCGCGCAGGCCGTCAGGCAAAGGCTGAGAAGCCCAATCACGAACGGGCTTGCTGTTGCGCTTGAGGTCTTCAAATTCTTTCCTCGCCTGTTTGGCTTTGTCTTCACTGGCCTTTATCCGTTGGTTCAAGTCCTTCAGATAGGCAGCGTTACGTTGGGCCTCTGCCCGCAACGTGGTGATGGTGGCCTCGCTTTCGAGGTTGGCGTCGAGCGCTTTCTTCTTGGCCGTTGCTTCCACTTCCACTTCGCCACGCAATGCGACGACCCGGTACTGTTGAATGCCGACGAGCAACAAGCCCACCAGCGCGATGATGATTGCAGCAGCGATAGCCTTCATAGGGAATCCACCTTCCGGCCTATGAAACGGGCCACCAATTCGCGAATGGCCGTAACGCCAAGAAAGCCAATCGTTCCACCTGCAGCTACCGATAAGCTGGGCGGCCAGGTCATCCACTCAATAAGGCTGGACGCAACCAGACTCAACGAACCGCAGATCAGCGCTTCGAACAGTATCCGGCGCTTACTGGTTTCTTTGGCGTCGTAAAGGATGCGCAGTAGAGAAACGACGATGGCCATGATCATGCCCTGCCACAGTGGATTTGAAATGGCCGCCACGATCCTGGCCCACGTATCTGGTTTGTCGGGCATGGTGCGCATCCGGTTGCCACCCTTCCGGGGGAGCTGAAATTAAAAACCCCGCCGAAGCGGGGTTGGTGACAGCCTTGGGGATGGCTGGGTAAAGCATGCACAGCAAGTGCTCTGACTGTGATTCAGGCGCAAATCGCAGATCGTGCCCACGTTGTACCGGCGTTCGGAAAAACCGAAAAGCGCTGTTTAAAGGTTGGGCCAAATGTGGCCGCAATACAGCAAAGATACGACCACAATGCGACAACTCACCCGGACGAACGGTTAGAGTGCGTAACTGCATCCGTGATGCCCAACAGTTTGCATTCGACTTGACCAGCTACGCGGTAGCCGCCGAGATTCGACGTGCCATATTACGAGCGGCTTCATGAACGCTCCGGGCGATATTTTGAATACGAAGTGTTCGGGCATGACTACCGCTTTCAGACGCTCATTGCACGAAGAGATATACGCCCGTCGGAGTTTGTAGCGGATTCCCAGGTGCCCGCTATGGTCAAAGCTCCCTACCAAGGATCAAGAGAACATGGACGTCACCAAAGTCAGGCTCTGCATCTACGGCCAGAACGACACTTTGCTAGGCACTATGGATAGCGAAGGGGTCATCAGGTCGGATCGAGCGGTTATTTTTCGAGTCAGGGATGGCGCTGTCTACTCAATGCACGAGAGCTATCTCGGGAAGCTTGTAGGCGTGGTGTGCCGTACGCCAAGGGGCGAGGTGATATTTACAGTGCGAGACATGTAAGTGTCGCGGCCGCAGAACTTACCGCAAATGAGGGGATATATATCTGCTCGGGGGGGGAACGACTTTAACGATGAAATTAAATCAGAGCTAACAGGTAATTGCATCAGCGAAGTGTGAATTGCTGCCTACACTCCGCAGGATGTAGGTCTTAGGAATTCTCCTGGCTTGCGACAGGGATGCCCGAATGACTTCCAGCTTAGATATAAGGCCTATCATTGAAGCTGCGTTTTTGCCGATAAAATGCATATGTGAGGTCGCCCCGGGTGGCTCGATGACGATCCGGATATCCGGCCCAGCCACCGAGGCGGAAGAGTTCACCGTTACAGGCATCGATATGAAGGCGCTGGTTACAATCCGCGACATCGTAGGGCTGGTACTTGAGGTGAAAGCGGAAATGAGGCTGCGGCGCTCGGCGTCCTATCTGCACCCAGGAAGGCGATAAGGCGTAGGACGAAAAAGCCCAGCGCCAAGCCCTACACCATTCAAGCGACACCCATCAACTGCAAACAACTGGTCAGCAAAATGGAAATGACTGGCCAAGTCCAATGCAAACAGGTGGTCGTGAATGCAATTCCACAGTCAGAGCGCGCGAGGGATTCCAATCGCTCTTGAGGCACCTGTCGCCACCTTCAGATGGCGGTTGGTTTGCGGTCCAACCGGATAGCCACGGGTCGAGCCGCTCCGGAGCGTGAGAATCAACAGGACCTGCTGATGCAGGCGATCCACCCAATTGCGATAAGTGCGATCAGCACCTTCAGCAATGCCGACTGCCTTCATCTGTTCCCGGATCGTGGTCATGGCGCAATAACGCTCCAGTGCCAACCGTGCCAGCGGTGCACGGCCTGACCGTTCCAGCTCTGCCACTGCTGCCTGCACCTCACTGGCAATGTGATCAATTCCGCACCCAGCACCGCCAAGCATCCGAGAACCCGGCGTGCCACGCGGTGGCGCGCCGCCCCACTCGATTATGGCCCCCATCTGGCTGCCCAAGCCGCCGCCTTGGCCGCGCTCGCGCATCTGCTCACCCCAATGCACCATCAACGCTTCGATTTCCTTGATCACTGCCCTTTCCTCTCGAAATCTGAACCCAACACACAAAACGCCCTACCCAACACAGACCCAACACAGGTAAAACCCTTTAAAAACAATGAATTAATAAAGAGTGTGCCAGGTGTGTTGGGTTTGTCGGGTTTATAGGTCCTCGCATGGAGAAAAAATAACTGCGCTTTAACCGGCATAAATAACGTCACGCATGCGCGCACGCGACGCCAAACCCAACACACCCAACACACACGTCTGCACCCCGCGAAAAATGGGCGTTTGATCTGTGTCGGGTTGCCAAAACCAACCCAAAACATACCCAACACACCCGACACACTTTTAGAGGTACTCATGCTGCGACCGCCTTCACGTGGTCCCAGCTGTCGACGTTCCACCCCGCAAGGCGCGCCTTGGCCCGCCAGGCCTCGACGGCAACGCCTAAGTCCGGCGCTCTCATTGATGGGGGAAGGGAAGCCTCAGGATCATCGGGCACAAAGAAAGCTCCGAAGCGCCTGTCATTGCGCTCAGTCCAGGGTATTGAACGGGTCTTCTCCACCTCCGAGCTTATGAACAGCGAGAACTTCGTCTGGCTCATCACGTGCTCTTTGTTGCGCTGACACCACTCAAGGAACAAGGCGTAGAGGTCCGTTGAAAGACATACGCCCCAGAGCCCCCGACCCAGTTCGCCATACCGCCAAAGGTACAGAAACGTTTGCCACCCGGCCCGACTGAGCGCAACTAGCCGCTCGCGTGACGCAGTGCTGGGCGGACGTGTGCGCTCATTGAAGTCACCCAGATCCACACGTAGCAACCAGCCATAGAGCGCGGCGACACCACCATTATCCAGCTCGCGTCCGATGGCTTTCTGTCGGGCGACGGGCAAGGTCTCCATAGGCCACATGACCAACATTCGCCGGTCACTGTCGCTGATCGGCCACGGCAGGATCTCGTTGCTGAGGAACACCGCGTTCATGTGGTTGGCTTCCTCCCAGCCATTGATGAACTTCGACTCCATACGCACGGTCTTGCCGGTAACCAGGTGCTTGATCTTGCCGACTTGGTTGTAGCGCTGGTCACGGCTGACCACCTCTTCGAACACGGCCCACATTTTCCTGCTTTGCCAGGCGTTGAAGTTGCTCTCCAACTGGGTCTGGCCAACCGTCGCGGCGTACTGCCCGTAAAGCGCGCCGAAGGTGTCGGCGAACAACAGGCTTTTGCCCGAGCCTTCCATGGTGGAGTGCATCAGCACCGCCGTGTCCATCTTGGCCCCTAGGTGTTGCAACGGATATGCAAGCCACCGAGTCAGCCACAGTGCAGCAGCCTCATCATGGTTGCAGAGGAATGAAATCAGCCAGCGCAGGTTGGCGCACGCCGCATCGTCATTGACCGGCTCCAACGGTAGGCCGTCAAAAGTGTTGATGTATATGCTGGGGTCTTTGGTCATGGTCGGGTCGAAGACAATGTGTTCGACGTCCACCACCCGCCGCTCGCTGCTGTTCAACCAGAGCGCATAGGTGTCGCCCAAGGCCATCTTGACGGCACCCTCGGCAATACGGCGTTTCTTCTCTCGATCCCAAACGTCTTTGGTGCCGTCGATATAGACGTAACGTTCCGTGGGTCGCATGCCGAGAGCACCGCCCTTCTTGCCGGCCATTTTCCGGGCCTGCTCAATGTCCTTCACCTGATCATCAGCGATCAGCTTCTTGTCCGTGGCTTCGAGCCAAAGCTTGGCAATGGGCTTACCCACACGCGCTTCAAAGGCTGACTTCTTCATCGCCCTAGATTTATCGAAGTCCCAAACATGTGTGGTGCCTTCCACCAACGCAAAACGCCGCAGTACCTGCTCGATAGTCAGCTCCTCCCCCGCCCCCCCGTCAGGTGCAGGAGCCGCCTCGCTTGGCGCGTCCAGTGCTGCTGCATCTGGCTTGTCGCTACCCTCAGTTGGGGCCGGGGGAAGATCGCTTGCACTGGGTCGGGTCGATTGCATACCGAGCATCCGCGCCGCTTCCTTCACCGCCTTGGACTGGTCCCCGCCATGCTCCAGTAGACAGAACACTTCGAACGCATCGTTTTGGTGACCGTTGGCCAGAGGATCAGCTGCATGATGTGAATACACCTTGCCTTCAGCCACGGTGATCCCCGGCAGTCCGGTACTACTCTGCGGATACAGCCATTTGCTCCCGCGCTTGGTATAGCCGTGGCTGCGCAAGATCTCTTCGACATCGTGAGAGTTGTTGAATTCGTCAATGACAGACGGCCGCTTACCGCCTGCAGGGGCTGGCTTCGATTTCGGTTTTTGTTTGCCAGCTGGCTTGGCGTCTTTCGGCAACCACGGGCAAGCAGCTTCCGCGCCACGTTTGAAGACGTCCCAGTTGTTCCAGACATTCAGCAGATCGCTGATCAGAACTGGGAGCCCCGAAGCATCAGGCGGCGTGCGCCAGGTGTATGGCTGGCCGGTGCCTGGATGAATGGAGGGAGGCAGTACGTCCTGCACCAATCCTGCACGCAATTCAAACACTGTGAACCGCTTGTACTGCTCGGCATCTGCTCGATACAAGGCTTCTCTGGCCGTATCGCCTGCCTCCCGAGCAGCGTTTGCCTTCAGCATGATTGATTTGTGCTTTGACCCATCCGGGTCGTTTTCATTGGGCCAAGACAGGGAGTGCCGCGTCAGTTCCAGCCCTTCCGGGACCTGAAACAGAACCCGGAACCTCAGAGGGTTACCAACGACAGTCGGGAAAGCCAGTGCAAGCGCATCCAGATCAACGCCCAGCAGTTCGTACAGGACGAATCGTGTCCACTGGACATCGTCGACGTCCAGCGAACACACCCGGCTCGGCCCCAGCACAACGCCGAGGTTATGGTTGGGATTTTTCGTCCAGAACGCCTCGGCCTTGGCAGGATCAACGATGTACTTGCCGGGCTGGTT